TCGTGCGTAATCTTTTCCTGCTTCTTGTAAATAATCTGGTAATGCCATTATTCTATTCTATTCTCCAACATTTGTGATTGATCAAACATTTCCTGTGCAGGATTTTCCATGCCCTGGGACTCTTCTGATATATTACCACCAGATTCTAGATTGTCCATCATATTCTGCATAGCTTCTGCACCTTTGTCTATATCGCCACCACCTGCGTTTCTTACAGCGTCTGCTGTAAATACAAATTCATTTTTGCTAAGTCTAGCTGGCACATCGTCTGCTCTTTCCTCAGCTCCTAGTGGTACAAAACCACCTTCTCTGTAATCTTTTTCAAGACCACCCATGTCCATAATACCGCCTTCGGCTTTTCTATCTCTTAAAGCATCGTAAATCATTTTATCATCACCACCTGAATATAGATCATCATAGCTACCCATAAAATCATCTATGTCATTACCACCTAATCTTAATCTTTTAGCAACAATATCAAGAGCTCCTTCATCTAAAGCATTAATTGCATAACTACCATCTTCTGCTTTAGTAATGTCATAACCTTCTTGTATTAATTCTTCCATAACTTTTGCAGCTTTACCTGACTTAGGTGTTACAAAAACATCTTGACCAACAGCTTGTGCCTGTAGTCCATAATCAGTTTGAACGTCTTGATCTCTGATACTGATATTTACCTCTGCATCATCAAATAATGATTTAACTTTTTTAACCCCACCCCTTATTGCATTCATAATACCACCACCAAGTCTATAACCTGGTCTAGCTAGTCCACCATCAGCAGCGTAGAAAGAACTTTGTACAGCTGACTTAGGAGGCATAAAGTATAATGCAGAGTTTGTTGGATCGTTATAATATTTTCTAGCTTGATTTCTTACATCTTCTATCATTGGTTGTGCCATAGTATAAGGTGAGCCTTCGTCAACTTCTTCTTCACCCATCATAAATGGTGCTGCTATTGCTGCTCCTGCACCTAACCCACCTAATATTCTAGGTATACTAAACTTAGCTCCTTCTTTACCACCTACTCTAAATAAATCTCCTAGTGTACTGAACTTACCACCTTGTCCAAGTAATGCACCAATACCGCCAGTGTTTCCAAAAATACCAGAAGCTGCACCACCTAATTTTGCTCTACCAAGTAGACCACCAAACTGTGTGCCAGGCATACCAAACATCATAGCTCCTGTTAGAGCCATTTTACCTAATGGTGACTTAACTATTTTTTTAATTGGTTTAGTTATTTTCTTAACTAGTTTACCTAAAAAATACCCTTGTCTTTCATCTTCAAGACCCATAATACCACCCATATTACGCATTTGTCTTTCCATATTCATTCTTGAAATCGCCATAGTTTTACCCTTTTATCGCCTTTTTGTTTTATAATCAATCATATATCTCTAGCATATCTGCTAGTCCACCATCCATATAGTCTGTTCTTCCTCTACCAGTTTTATTACTCACCGGACCACCAGTCGTTGCATTGGTACCAAATCCTTGTCCTGAATCATAAGATTGCTGACCATCACTACCTAATCCATAGTTAGTTGGACCATGTACATTAGAGTCATATTGTCTTGCTGACTCTGCTCTAGATGCTGCTGCTTTTCTTTCAGCTTCTATTCTAGCATTTCTTTCTGCAGTTTTTCTATCTAAATCTCTTCTTAATGTTTGTTGTTTGTAGAAATTATATTTAGCTAAATTCATTTTATTCATCTTATTAGCGTACGCTGCATTTTTACCTATGAAAGTTCCTGTTTCAGGATCAAATTCAACACCATATTTTTCTGACATTTTTCCACCTAGCATATTACCAAGTTTGTCATACTCTACACCAACTCTTTCCGCATAGTTACCTAATGCAGATCTTGTATTTAATCCAAAAGGATCTTTAGAATTACCTGTAGTATTTTCACCAAATACTGTTGGGCCAGTGTAGCCCATATTCATTTTAATAAATTCTTGATCAGCTAGAGGTAATGAACCAAACTTATCCATTTTATTCATTAAAAAACTTACGGGACCTAGGCCGCCTACTTTACCCATTAGGTTTTGAATACCACCTTTAACAGTTCCAATTCCAGATTGTATTCTACCGGCCATAGTTTGTTCTAAAGGAATATCAGTTCCTGATCCAATATACTCACCCATATCTGGACCTGTTAGTTCTTGTTGTCTATAACTCGGCATACCCATAAAAGTTTTATCAACTTTACTTTGATATAAATCATCTACATTAGGTGTAGCTTGATTGTTAAAATATTTATCAGATGTGTATTTATAAAAATTATTATAGTCCGTCATTGGAGAGCCAGCTTGTAATGCTCCGCCTCCGCCTCCTGAACCACCTGCTTGATATATAGCAGGTAAACCAGAAGGAACTTCGTTTTCACTTCCTCCCGGTATTTGAAACGGGTTTAATAGGTATTGACTTTGAGGTATGTATTTATACCCTGCATCATATACCGATTGATCGTATGGACTTAAAACCATTATTCTGACGCTGCTCCTAATGGTGGCATTGCTGCTACCTTAACTTTTAATGATCTTGTTACGTGTTCTTTTTGAGTAGCTGTTTCAGGATTAGCAATATCATCTTCTGCTTCTTTGTCTGAATTATACTCGTAATTAGTTTCTTTGTTTCTTAGAACCACTTCTGTTTCACATTTTACGGTTGGAACTTTTTTGCCATTTATTATTGTGTATGCTACTTCACCTTCTTCTTTAAACATATTCCTCCTAGTCTCTGTTTATTTCTAATATTGATACAATAACGTGTAATTCATTTGCATCAGCTGCCTGTGCCTTTAATACCTCATTTTCTTCTAAAATTAAAGGATGAGTTAACAGTTCTGTTGTTGCTTTTGAAGCTATTGACTTGTCTTTAAACAAATTAAATACCGCTGCAGCAGCATTTGTTATAGTAAAACTTATTGTGCTTCCTGATGCAGCATCTTCTGATACCAGTATACTTTTAATTATAGCTCTAGAACTAGCTGGTGTAGTGTATATTACAGTGTTATCTGTAGTAGTTAAATCTATTAATGAATTTTTATATATATTAGCCACTTATAAACCAAGAAAATCTTTCTTGCTCCTGTTTTTGTTCATCTAGAAACGTAGAATTTAGTTGTTCTACAACTAAAGAAATCGCTCTATTAATTTGTTTTTGGTTAGAATCATCATATTCTTTTTTTGGTTCCGGTAATCTTATTACTATCTTAGCCATTATCTTCTTCCATCTGGTTGAATATCTAATCTCATTGTTCCAAATCTCCAAGACTCAGATGCACTGTCATTTTCTATTTTTATATTAACAAAGCGTCCTCTTGCTCTGGTATCTTTTTTTTGAGTTGATGTAGTAATTGTAAATGGACTTAGTGCCGTTGTTGTTTGTGAATCAGATGGATATCTTTTAACTGCAAGTGTTACTTTTGCATTTCCTGCAAGATCTTTAAAGTCAGGTAAAAATCTTCTAACTGCTAAAAATACATCTCCTGCTACTGCATATGTTTGACCTCTTGTTCTTTGTTGAAGATCATAGTCATAAGATTGTATAAACGATGTAACAGTTGTTGTGCTACCATCAGGATTAACTTGATCAGTTCCTACCTCGTGTTCAAATAATGTAGTTTGCCCGAGCCCTGATTCTCCAATAATGATTGGAAAGGTTCCTGTAGCACTGTCATCAAATTTAGTTGCAATAGGATTAGGGTATACAGTTGCATCAATCCAAGTTGTTCTAGCTTCTGTACCTATATACCAAACTCCTCCCGGTATTCTAGGTCCACTTTCGCCGTAATTAAATACAACATATTGATCATTATATTCTGAATTTGTTGATGGGTAATACCAAGTTACTTCTGTGTACTGATTATTTAAACCTGCATATACCTGTTGTCCTTTTGTTGTATCTGCTTGATCATATACATAATCTTCAACAGTACATGGTAAAGATTTAACTGTACCATCAAACGCAAAGAAACCATTTGTAGACATCCAATAAGCAATACCATCTATTTCAACAGCTGCATTCTTACCAATCAATCCACAGTTGGTACCAACTTGTTCAAAACCAAATGTAAAGGGAGCACCAATAAACTTCATAGTGTATAGTGCATTGTCGGTCCAAACTAGAATAGTTTCTTTTGCTTTTAAAGCACCTATAATTTTTGTACCATCTTGAAGTCTTTGTGTACCTGCAGAATTAATTGCAGTTACTGTGTAATCATTTATGTCTTCTTGTTCTGAAAATCTTATAAACATATCATCTTGAGTTGATGGTGTACCAAT